GGACCCGACTCATTCACTGTTACACACACCAGGCAGTTCGGCAAGAGGCTGAAAAAGCCTCGGGTCTATTATCGAGTACGTGGAGATTTTGGACCAGATTGGGAAATCCCCAACAATGACCTAGAAACAAACCTCCATGGGATTTTGGAGCGCATCTTCTTTGTTAAACTGGACGGACGATACCAGCGAGCACCCAAACCTTGGACGCACGCCGCTGTTATAGAGAAAGTCAAAGCAATGATGTTAGATGATGCTAAGGAAGAATATCTCATGAGGAGAAAGCTAGGGGACCAAGTTGTAGAAGAAGCACTGCAACAGTTTTACGAGGAAATGAAGGAGGTGTCGAAGACGATGGATCCGGTTGACCCCATGACCACGGAGGAATTCGTGAATAGTTACGTGGGCTCAAAAAGGACCGTCTATCTCTCGGCAGCAAATTCCCTCCTGGAGAAGCCGTTTGACTTGAAGAAATATTCACGAGTCAAATGTTTCACTAAGGATGAGTACAGTAAAGGAGTTCCCAGAATTATCCAACCGAGGTCGCCGCGGTTTAACGTCATGTTGGGAAGGCATTTGAAGAAGGCGGAACATAAGGTCTATGAAGCGATAGATCTAGTGTTCGATCCGAGCGGGAAGCACGTAACAGTGCAGAAGGGAAGATCTCACATCCAGCGAGGAGCCGCGATGGCTACAGCTTGGAAAGAATTTGATAATCCAGTATGTATCGAGTTAGATGCAGCTAGGTTCGATCAACACTTAAGTAAACCAAAACTGAAGGTTGCGAATAAAGTAACGACCTTATTTTGCAGTGATGCACCCAGAGATGGGTTGGTGCCCTTGAGAACGTTGTTAAACGCTCAGCTAGCTAATAGAGGTATATACCTAGGAGCAGATGGGGTTATCAAATACGAAACCGATGGATGCGGTATGTCAGGTGATATGAACACTACATTGCGTAATGTTATTATCATGTGCGCCGTAATGCATGAGTTTATGCGTGAGATTAAGATCAACTATAGATATGGAAATGATGGAGACGACGGCTGGTTGATGGTCGAGGCACGTGACTTAGAGAAAGTCACGGAAGCGATAGAGGCGTGGTGTTTACGCTTGGGACTAACAATGAAAATTGAAGGAATCAAGTACACACTGGAAGAAAT